GTTAGGAGGGTACTAATGAAACTTTACGTAAAAGAATCTGAACGCATCAGCGTGGACGGAGAAAGATTGATAACAGTAAAAACATATAAAAGTAAGCCACACAAATTCGATTATATAATTTTCACAAAATCTAAAGTGGAGGAGAAGCGATGAAGGTCTATTTAGCACATCCGATCAGTACAGTAGGAGAATTCAAAGACTCAAAGAGAGTCGCGAAAGAGATTAGAGCTTTGGGCTACGAAGTTTATGCGGCAGCAGAAAATAACAAGATCAATGACAAGAAAAACGATCCCACTCCGATAGATGTCTATGATGGAGACATATCAGAGATATTAACATCAGACTTGTTTGTTGTAAACATAACCGGCGGGCATCAGGACGGGACCATTTCGGAGATTGGTTTTGTATCTGGGTATAACGAGGCAAATAAATCCGATCCAATTAAAATAATAGCTTACACATCAAACGCAAGGCTACAAAAGCCTCAGTTTCACAAGGGAATTCCATCAGCCCACGCAAACCATTTGGTGATAGGAATGGTTGAAAAATGGGGCGAGTTTGTTGGCGATGAAAGTAAAATGATAGAAATTTTAAGGAGGAATATAGAATGATCAATCGCGTTACCTTAGTTGGGAGATTAACAAAAGACGTAGATTTGCGTTATACACAAAACGGCATAGCTGTTGCTAACTTTAGCATAGCAGTGCAAAGAAATTTTAAAAATCAAAACGGTGACTATGATGCTGATTTTATAAATTGCGTCGTATGGCGTAAGCCTGCGGAAAATCTAGCAAACTATATGAAAAAGGGCAGTCAAGTCGGCGTTGACGGGCGTTTGCAAAGCAGAACGTACAAGGATAAGGACGGCAAAACAGTATTCGTAACGGAAGTAGTTGCCGATAGTGTACAGTTTTTAGAATCGAGAGGCAAACAACAGAACAAGACAAAACAACAACAAGAAATTGACAATTTTAACAGTAGTATCTTCGATGACGCAAATAAGGTTAATGTTCCGGACGATGAACTACCATTTTAAAAAGGAGGCATAAAAAAATGGATAACGTCAATTCTCCAGCTCATTACACAATAGGGAAATACGAGGTTATTGATTACATCAAAGATAAATTAACTCCCGAGCAGTATGAGGGCTATTGTATAGCAAATGTAATAAAATACGTCTCTCGATATCGCCATAAGGGCGGTGTCGAGGATCTCAAAAAAGCACAGGTCTACCTAAGATGGGCGATAGAAAACATCGAGGAGGATTTGAAATGAAAAAGGTATCGATCAAGGGAAAGGTAAGGGAAATGTCGTTCGAAGAAGTATATAAGCAATTTAAGCCGATGTTAATTAAATTAACATCAAGATGGACACGAATTAGAGAGAAAGACGATCTTATGCAAGCTGCATCAATAGCACTATGGAAAGCGTACGAGAAGTACGATTACGAAAAATATAAAACGGAGTTTATAACAATAGCTTACAAGGAAGTAAAAATGAGATTAATCAGCTTTGTAAGAGACACGGTACCAGTTGAAGAAAAGAAAAACACGAAGATAAAAGAGATAAAATGTTTAGACGAGAAGATAACAAGTAGCGAGGACGGCGACCAGACGCTAGCAGACGTTTTATACAGCAATGATAACACAGAAAAAGAAGCAACAGACAGAGTTTTAATAAGGCAATGGTACAACAGTTTGACTGAGAAGCAAAAACTTGTCATGACGAAACACTTGCAAGGATATTCAATGAGGGAGATAGCGCGAATGATGGGGATAAAATCAACATGGCCACACGTAAAGGGCGGAAGGGAAAAAATGAAAAAACTTATCGAGGAGGCGAGTTAATGGAGAGATGCAGTGCAAAGAGTCGAAAAGACTTCGAACTAAAGCGATCGAAGTTAATACCGTGGGCATTCGAACTAATAATACACGAAAATTACGAGGAAATAGACCGAGTCATAGTAACGTCTGAAAAAGATGCGATCTTGTACTTGGTAAAAAACCACGATTTCAAGGTAATGTTTTAAATGTTTGAAAAGGAGGCACACCCGTGAAGTCACAAACGATTATCGTTTTGACTGAGGAACAAACAAAAGAAAAAGTGGAGGTTTTTAAGAAAATACTAGAATCAGATGAGATGAGCAAAGAATTAAAAGACAAGGTAAGATATTTTATTTCAGAACTTTTTGAGATGGACATAGAGCAAGTAGAGGTAGATTTTAAAATCTTAGAGGAGGATTAAGAGTGAGTTTGCAAGATTTGTTTGCGACGCAGAAAGATTTAGATGAACATATCGGAAAAACAAAGAACATCGACATGGAGAACTACAAATACGAACGTGTAATTGCTTTACAAGTAGAGTTTAACGAATTACTTAATGAACTGCCGTTCTTGTTCAAATATTGGACTAATAAGAAAATGGATCGGTCAAAAGCGTTAGAGGAATATGTGGACGGAATTCATTTTATATTATCAATCGGCAATGATTTGGGTGTTAAGAAGTACGAATACAAAGCGCCGAACGTGCACGATATGCGTACTTTGGCGGTCGGGATAAATAATATGATTACTAGATTATACAGGCACGATGTTTACAAAGACCTAGTTGATCATTATTTATTATTTGGCGAAAAACTCGGATTTTCTTGGGAGGAAATTGAGCAAGCGTACTTTGCTAAAAACGAGACAAACCACAAAAGGCAAGATGAGGGATATTAAACAAAAATATAAAGAGTGTGAGGAGGTATTTCATGACTTACATTATAAAAATCGACGGGAAAATAGTTAAGGGCTTCGAGGGGAGGCCTGAAGGAAGAATGGGAGACATGCGAGGGTGGTATACAGAAGCGAGCGGAGGTCTCGGGACGATAGAATACACTGACGATCCCAAAGAGGCTTACTTAGTAGAAGGAAGGATAAACTTAAGGAGTGTATTTGAACGTATTTCGGATCGAATGAGAGAGCAGGGCCTTAGGTTTAATAAACTGGAGTTTGAGGAGGTGACGAAATGGAAGAACGCTATTTGATTCCAGTCCACGGGGACGGCGAAATAGTTAAAGAATCCGAATGTGACATGCTTATGATGCAACCGCTCATCGAAATGGGGTTATGGAAAAGAGCAACAAAGAGCGAGGTGGAAGAATGGCAAAGGAAACAAAGTACATCGGCATAGATTTGAGCACAAAAACGGGCTTTGCCGCACTCAATAGATCAGGGGAAGTTATCTCAGCCAAAGAGATAACAAGCGAGTACGACAAAGACCCTAAGCGAATGATAGCATTGACAGATCAAATAGTAAATGAGCTAAGTAGAAATGATGTTATATGCATTGAGGGATTTTCATACGCAAGCCGTGGCAGGGGTATGGACTTCCAGTTTGGCATAGGTCATTACGTCAGAAATACATTATACAAAAACGGGGTAGACTACACGATAGTCGCCCCGAGCCAAGTAAAAAAATTTGCGACCGGAAAAGGCAACGCAAGCAAAGATAATATGATCTTACCAATTTATAAAAATTGGGGATTTGAGCACGAAAGTGACAACGTTAGAGATGCTTATGTATTAGCACAAATAGCGAGATCGTTGCATCATAACGTTGATTTGTATAAATATCAAAAGGAGATAATCAAGGACCTCAAAAAAGAGGTGACAAAATGAAATACGAGATAGAAAGACTAAGAAGAAAGATAGATAGATTAAAAGAAAAAAACAAGGTCTGCATAAGAGCACTAGAGTTTTATGCGGATGAAAGTAAATATAACGAACGTGGCGACTACTGGCAGATCGTGAACGACGAGGGACGAACAGCTAGAAAGGCGATCGAGATGGTGAGGGGGAAGCAACAATGAGAGATTTGCTCATCGAATATAAAGAGGCGCGTAAAGGCTTACGGGACATGCTCAAGAGGCTAGGTGATAATGAGCGCGACAACGTAGACAAGACTTATATAAACAGCATGATAAACAGCGTTACAAAAATAATCGAATGGCTAGAAACGGGTCGCAATCCTTATTTTCAACAAGGCGTAGACGTTGAGTATGCTTATGATGTAACAAAATTATCAAATATGGACTTACTACCAGATATAAACGAACAGATCGAAAGAGAAAAACCAGAATTAACAGACGAACAACGTCAAACAATCATAAAAGTATTTAGAAATCTATCAGACCGCGAAAGAGATTGTTTCATATTGCATCACGGAGCGATGATGAGTATGGCAGAAATAGCCAAACAACTTGGAATTAGCAAGGGAAGCGTGCAGATATATTTAAATAGAGCGAGAGAGAAGATAAAAGAGATAAATTAATCTATGTCTTACGATTGTCATACGAATTCCCTTAGGGTGAGAGAAGGAAACATTACGCGGGTGAAGATGGGACACAGAAAATGCAGGCGGGGGCATCTGTTTAATGAGAGTTAATTGGACAAATAAAATGGAGAACGAGCTGGTGAGATTAAAAGAGGAGGGTCTGACTTGGGAGGATATAAGTCAATCCATGTCAGACGCCTTTGGACTATACTTCACTAGTGAATCATGCAGGAACAAATATAGATCGCTGAAGAAATTCACAAACGAAAACAAAGATCAATACAAAGAAACGGAAAGCATAAACTACGAGAAAGGCATAGCCCATAGTGATAAACTGATAGAAATAGATGACAAAGAAAACATAACCGAATACGAACTATTGAGAGCGCACGGATTTGATCCAAACGAATGGAAAATCACAAAAGCCAACAACAGTATGTGGCATCACCATAACAAGCAAGACGGGACTAAAGTTTTACTAGCCAGTAAAATAGACGTTAAGAAGAAACAAGATGGATTAAACTGGGACGAACTTTTAGAAACAATACAAAGCATAGAACCAATCACATACAATGTCCCTCGTTATAAAATAAAACACAAGCAGTTACTAGAAATCCCGTTATTTGATCAACACTTTGGCGTAAATACATACGACGATTACAAGCAAACACAGTCACGCATAATTAACCTGATCACTTCAAGAGTTTGGGAACAAGTTGTAATAACAATCGGATCGGACATGTTGCATCATAATGATCACAGAAACAGAACGGCAAAAGGGACAGAAATACAACATGTAGACATGGTAGACGCTTGGGAGCAAGCAAGAATGTTCTTTGAGCCAGTCATACAGAAGGCACTGATAAACTCGAACAAAGTAAAAATATATTATATTAAGGGAAATCACGACGAAAGCCTTTCTTGGGCATTTACAAAGATGTTAGAACAAATGTTCCCACAAATAGAGTTTGACACGGGATTCGAGGAAAGGAAAGTGCATTTGTTTGAAAATATATTCATCGGGTATACTCACGGTGATAAGGGCAAAAACAGAATACCGAGACTATTTCCGGCTGAGTTTCCCGAGCAATGGGCAAATGCAAAGGTTAGAGAGTTGCATGCCGGCCACATACATCACGAAGTTGTAAAAGACGAGTTTGGTCTAACGATGCGGAGTATGGCAACGAGAGCAAGAACAGATCAATGGCATCGGGATAATGGGTACGTCGGAGCGCATAAAAGGTTTATGGTATTCGAGTACAGCACAGACGAACTAGAAGCAATCCATTATGTTTGATCAGATTAAGAAGGAGATCGATAAAATGAAAATTTACCACGTCGTTGGTGAGGACATAGGGGAAGAAAGAAACTTAGGTATATACTCTAACGAATCAAAAGCGAAATCGGTAGCAGAAAAGCATGTTAATGATTTTTTAATCGTACACGTTTCTTGTTTGGAGTTACACGGCGAAGAATTTAAGAAAACAGAAGGTTGGTACAAGTCTGATGTTAGTGATTGGAAGCGAATGGAGCGATAACTATTTTTATCGATGAAAGGCACTTACTAAAATGTGAGTGCTTTTTTATTTTAAAAGAAAGGGGGAATAACATGGACGCAAAACAACCTCTTGGACCAAAGAAGTGTGGCGCTAGGTCAAAGCGAACAGGAAAGCCTTGTAGGAATTGGGCTATGGCAAACGGTCGTTGTAGAATGCACGGCGGTAAATCGACGGGAGCGCCAAAAAAGAATGACAACGCATTAACACACGGACTTTTTGCTAAACATCTGCCCGAGGAAACGCTAGAAATAATGGAGGATATCGAAAACGCAGATGCATTAAACATACTCTGGGAAAACATTAAGATGCAATTTGCGTCGATCATACGAGCGCAAAAAATAATGTACGTGGAAGATAAAGAAGATCACAGCACGTTTAAGACAAAGAATAGGGTAGACGAAAAAGGCGCAGAAACTACATACGAGGTTCAAGCGTCTTGGGACAAACAAGCGACATTCATGAAATCCTTGTCCCGATCAATGGCAGAGCTTAGAAACATGCTAAAACAATACGTAGAGCTAGCAAACTATGATGATGATAGATTGATAGAAGTAGAAAAGATGCGTGCCACGATTAACAAACTAAACGCAGAGGCCGAAAAAGACGAAACGACTGAGGATAAACTTAAAGAATTCTTTGAGAAATTGGACGATGCTTTCGATGAGTAAGTTAGACGCCATTTACACGCCGAAGCAACAGAAAATTTACAAGCGTTGCATATCTCAAGACTGGTTTATGCTGATCAATCACGGCGCCAAGCGAACGGGTAAGACGATACTTAATAATGATCTCTTTTTGCGAGAGATATTAAGAGTACGGAAGATAGCAGACAAAGAAAATGTTAGAAAACCGATGTATATATTATCCGGCGCAACACTAGGAACGATACAAAACAATATACTTAATGAGTTATACAATAGATATGGATTAAACTTTAACTTTGATAAATTTAACAACTTTACTTTATTCGGCGTCTATGTGATACAAGTCGGACATTCTACAGTTTCTCATTTAGAAAAAATACGCGGAATGACCTCATACGGCGCATATATAAACGAGGCATCTTTAGCAAATGAAGAAGTATTTGACGAAATTCGCTCCCGTTGCAGTGGAGGAGGAGCGAGGATATTAGTAGACACAAACCCTGACCACCCAGAGCATTGGTTGCTTAAGAACTACATTGAAAATCCTGATCCTAGCATACTATCCTACTCGTTCCATCTGGACGACAATACTTTCTTAAGTGAAAGATACAGGCGGAACATGAAAAACACGACTCCAACAGGAATGTTTTATGACAGAAATATACGCGGTTTGTGGGTAAGCGGAGACGGCATTGTTTTTAAGGATTTCGACAAAAACAGACACACAATAACACGAGAGGTCGTAAATAAAATAGACTTTGACAGATATGTTGCCGGAGTGGACTGGGGGTACGAACACTACGGCGCTATTGTAGTGGTTGGAGTTAAGGACGAATGTTACTATGTCATAGAAGAACACGCGAAACAACACACAGACATAGACGAATGGAGCGAAATAGCGCTAAAGATAAAAGCGAAGTATGGAGATATTCCATTTTATGCCGACAGTGCTAGACCGGAATACTTATACAGATTCAGGCAAGAAGGATTAAATGCAATAAATGCAAATAAGAAAATAATGCTAGGGATCGAGACGGTTGCTAAACTCATGAAAAGCGATCGTTTTTTTATTGTTTACGATGACTGCCCTAGGTTCGCACAAGAGGTGTACAAATACATTTGGCACAGTACTAAAGACGAACCGCAACAAGAATTCGACGACGTGCTAGACGCTATTAGATACGCGATTTTAAGCGACAAAACAATCGGAGGCAGAAAGTCAACAGAAGATAAATATAAAGCATTAAAAACTTTGGGCTTGTAAAAGCGAGGTGATTAGATGAAAGAGAGGTTTTCTCCCGAGGCAAATATACACTATAGGATATCAAGTGCAGATGAATTAACGTCCGATCTAAGTGTGTTGTCTGGATTTATCATGCACCATCGCAAGCATCAACGTCCGAGACTTGATACATTGCTTAAATACTACGAGGGACGTAACACAAAAGTCCTGCGAGAGAGGCGTAGGCGGGAGAGTCATTTGGCGGACAATAGAGCGACACACAACTTTGCTGAGTACGTGAGTGGCTTTATACAAGGTTATTTAGTTGGAGTGCCGATAAAAACATCTTACCCAGATGAAGAAATAGAGGAGACAATAAGGGAGATTAACAGAGATAACAACGCAGACGAACATAATAGCAATATAGTGCTTGATCAGTCCATTTTCGGTAGAGCTTATGAGTTGCTTTATAGATCGAAAAACGATAAGACGAGATTTACAATAAGTGATGTGCGAGAGACTTTTGTTATTTACGACGACACTGTAGAGATGGACCCGGTTGCTGGCGTGAGATATGTGTACAACCGATTCACGGACAAAACGACAGTATTTTTATACACAGACAGCGAAATTATCACATATGACTTAGATTATGATTACAAGTTACACAAAAAAGACGAAGCAATACACGCCTTCGGGGACGTCCCAATTATCGAATACAGAAACAACAGATTTAGACGCGGAGACTTCGAGAAAGTGCTCAATCTAATTGATTTATACGATGAAGCACAGTCAGACACAGCAAACTATATGACCGATTTTAACGATGCTATGCTAAAAATCGTTGGAAACTTAAAGATAGACGAAGATCAAGCAAAGAAAATGAAAGAGCACAATCTCTTGTTTTTACAAACAGAACCGAACCCAGATGGAGCAGAAATTAAAGCGGACGCTGATTATATTTATAAAAAGTATGATGTTGAAGGTACAGAAAAATACAAAGATCGTATTAAAAACGACATACACATGTTTACGCACACGCCAAATATGGACGACGAAAGTTTTGCCGGCACTCAATCGGGAGAGGCACTCAAGTACAAGCTGTTCGGCTTAGAACAAAAACGAGCTACGAAAGAGCGAATGTTCAAAAAGTCTCTTCGAAAAAGATACGAATTAATAAACAATATGCTGAATGTAGCAAGCGAAGGGGATTTTGATGTAGACGAAATAGAAATTAAATTTACTCCAAACTTACCGAAAAACGTCACGGAGGAAATCGAAGCGTTTACAAAACTAGGCGGTGAACTATCAGACAAAACAAAACTAAGCATATTGTCGTTTGTCGAAAACCCTGATGAAGAACTTGAAAGAATCGAAAAAGAAAGCCCAACATCAAGGCAATTAGAACAAATGTTCCCGTTTGATTTAGATGAAGAAACTACATCGGAAAATGAGTGATTTAAATGGCAAAGTCATATTGGAGAAAAAGAGAAGAAGAACATGCCAGACAAAGGGTAAAGGACGAAAAAAAGCAGTTAAAAAGGCTCATGAAGAAACACGACGAAGCAATAGAGGAAATTGAAGAACAAATAGCAGCATTTTACGGCCGCTACGCATCGAAAGAAGGAATAACAGTAGAGGAAGCACGGAAAAGAGTTGCTAAAGCGGATATTAAAAAATACAGACGCAAAGCTAAAAAGTACGTCAAAGAAAAAGATTTTTCGAAACGAGCAAATGAAGAAATGCGTTTGTATAATGTCACAATGCGCATTAATAGATTGCAGTTATTGAAAGCAAACATCAATCTGGAATTAGTCGCGTTGACAAACGAGGAAGCGAAAGACTTAGAAGAAGCGTTGACTGAGTTAGCAAGGAAAGAATATGAAAGAATGTCAGCTATATTAGGCTATACAGTACAATACAAAGCTAAGGACATTAAAGAGCTAGTGGATTCCTCATTTTTAACAGCAAACTGGTCTGAACGCATTTGGGACAATCAAGATGCATTAAGATCGGAATTAGATAGATTGATTAGCAGAGGAATCGTACAAGGTAAGGGATCAGAAGAATTAGCAAGGGATTTAAGGAAAACATTTAATAAGGGCATATACAACACAGAGCGCTTAATGGTTACGGAAATGACTAGAGTAGAAACACAAGTGCACAAGAACATTTTAGAAGATGCAGGTATAGAAGAATACGAATTCATTGCCAAGATCGACTCAAGGACAAGCGATGAGTGTAGAAGATTAGACGGAAAAGTTTTTAAAGTCAAAGATTTGGAATATGGAGAGAATGCACCTCCAGTACATCCGAATTGTCGTAGCTCTATCGCACCGCATATTGATAGAGACGAGTGGGAGAAAGAACTTAAGGAAAGAGGTCTATAGTCTTGTCCTAGGCATGACGTTAAAAGGCCTCAAAAACATCGCACATGGGCATTTGAGTGTCTTAGTGCAATCGTATTGAAAAGTTGTGAATGGGCATCTTGCGTGTTCGGGGCTTTAAAATACGAAGGCATTAAAACACAAAAATAATGCGTATGTGGGAGGAGGAAATAAAATGGAAGATAAACAACAAAAGGAAGAAATTGTAAACGAAGAACAGCAAGAAGAACAAGAAGGGCAACAAGAAGAAGTTTATACACAAGCAGAGGTAGACAGACAAATAAGCAAAGCGGTAGAAAGCGCAATACAAAAACAACGAAAGAAATGGGAGGAAGAAAAGCAAGAAGAAATCGAGCAAGCTAAAAATGAAGCTGCAGAGTATGCGAAGATGACACAAAAAGAAAAAGAAGAAGCAGAGTTGAAAAAACGCCTTGAAGAAATCGAAAAACGTGAGAAAGAACTCAACAGAAGGCAATTGTTAGCAGAAGTACAAGAGGATTTAAAAGAAAACGAGCTACCTACGGAACTAGCAGAAGTTTTAGTGAACTTAGAGGATAACGAGGAAATTAAAGAAAAAATCAACTCTATTAAGCAGTTTTTAGACGACGCTGTAAACGAAAAGGTTAAGGAAAGACTCAGGCAAGACACCCCAAATGAAAGCACCGGGGAGATTTCTCACGATCCATTTAAAGAGAAAATATTAAAATATAAAAAATAACTAGGAGGATGTTTTTATGGCAACAGAAAACAACAACTTAGGCGCAAGAAGTTATCAAAAAGAATTTAAAGAATTATTAGAAGCCGTCTTTGAGACACAAGCATACTTTCGTGATTTGTTCGGCGGCGAAATTGAAGCATTAGACGGCGTGCAACATAACGAGAATGCTTTTTATGTCAAAACAAGCGATATCCCTGTTGTAATTGGAAAGTACGACACGGACGAAGATGTAGCATTTGGCGAAGGGACTGCAAACAGCTCACGCTTCGGCGAGCGTAAGGAGATCATCTACCAAGATACGCCCGTACCGTACACATGGGGTTGGGCATACCACGAGGGTATTGACCGACACACTGTAAACAACGACATGGAGGCAGCAATTGCTGATCGCTTAGACTTGCAAGCGCAAGCTAAAGTAAGAGAGTTTAACAAGCGACACAGTGAGTTTATTTCCGACTCGGCTGGGGAAACTTTCGAATTAGACGACTACACAGACGAAGATGTAAATAAGTTATTTGATGATCTATTTGCACACTATTTAGATCACGAAGTTACGGGAACAAAAGTAGCCCGTGTTAACGCCGATCTTTATAACGCTATCGTAAACGGCGGTTTAGCAGTCAAAGAAAAAGGTTCGTCTGTTGGGATTGACGAAAACGAGGTTTATATGTTCAAAGATTTCGTAATCGAACCACTTCCATCATCTTTATTTCAAGAAGGCGAAATTGCTTACACTTATGTACCTAACATAGGAAAGGCATTTACAGGTATCAATACAGCGCGCACTATTGAATCAGAAGATTTTGACGGTGTGGCACTTCAGGGTGCAGGCAAGGCTGGGGAGTTTATCCTAGATGATAATAAGCTAGCAGTTGCCAAGGTTACATTTGGTTTCGGTGGCGGTGGAGGTGTTGAAGGGTAATGACTAAAATCACAGCTAAGGTGGTGGGCAATATTCCTGCCCATCGCTTACTTTGGCTATATGTTAGCGAAGATGGGAAAGATATGAGGATTGGTTTACCGAAAGAGAGAGGTAACTATGTAGATTTTGTTTCTACAGGAGAATTACAAGACGGGCAAGAAGTAACAGTAAACATTGCCAATAATCCTGTATGGATAGTTGAAGCATCAACGTCAATTACAATAGGATCAAATGTTGCAGTAAATACCG